CTACCTATATCAACAAAGACCTCAATACGAATCAGGAATAAGAATATAGAACACTATGAGGGTGGCTACATGAATCATCATTGTGATCCTAATGCCAAGATTCTAGTCATAGATGACATCAAAGAAGGCATCGTAGTTGCAAAAAAAGACATACCTAAAGGAGAAGAGATCACTTTTGATTATGAAACGACAGAACCAAAGCTTTCTCATCCTTTCCATTGTGATTGTCATGGAAGATTAATAATAGGTAAAAACATAACATGAACGAAATGAAAAGAAGTCTGTTAGAAAAAACATTAAAGCGTAGAAGCTCTACTATTCCTTTTGGTTACGAACTCTCTAAAGAAGATTCTCAATACTTAGAACCTGTTGAAAAACAAATTGAAGCCTTAGAAGCCGTAGAAGAAATGATAGTAAACGAAGAAATCTCTTTACGTGATGGATGTTACTGGTTAGAAGACTATACAGGAAGAAGCCTAAGTCCAGCAGGTTTAAAAAAAATAATAGATAAGAAATATGGAACAAGACAAGAAAGACTGGGATTTGCATCCTGAGAATTATCGAACTGAAAATGATGATGGTATTACGTTTATTTTGAAAAAAGATGGAACTCCTAAAAAGAAAGCAGGAAGACCAAAAGGAGCTACAAGTAACTATAACTATCATTCAAAAACAAAAGCAAAATTAAGTGCTAGGCGTTCTGTTAGAACAAGACAAAAAAGAATTACGAAGTTAAAAACTCAAATAGATGCACAGAAGAGTTCTTTAAAGAAACAAAAGAAAGTTCTAAAAAAGCTTGACAACAAAACAGATAATCAAGTTGTCTTAGATTCTGAATTAGAATCACTTCCTCCTACAGTAAAATCTCAAGTAGAACAAGATAACGTAGTCTTTCATCCTAATAAAGGACCACAGACAGAGTTCTTGGCTGCACCAGAGCGAGATGTTCTTTATGGTGGTGCTGCAGGTGGTGGTAAATCCTATGCTATGTTAGTTGATCCTTTGCGCTACGCTCATAAAAAAGCGCATAGAGCTTTGATTTTAAGAAGATCTATGCCTGAGTTACGAGAACTTATTGACAAGTCTCGTGAACTTTATCCTCAAGCTTATCCAGGATGTAAATTCAGAGAAGTTGAAAAACTATGGAACTTTCCAAGCGGAGCTAAAATAGAATTTGGATTCCTTGAGCGAGATGCAGATGTTTATCGTTATCAAGGACAAGCATACTCTTGGATAGGTTTTGACGAGATTACTCACCTTCCTACAGAGTTCGGTTGGAATTATCTAGCATCTAGGTTGCGAACAACAGATTCAAGTATCGAAACTTACTTGCGCTGTACGGCAAATCCAGGTGGTGTAGGTGCGCAATGGGTTAAAAAAAGGTATGTAGATCCACAAGATCCGAACAATTCTTTTACAGGTAAAGATGGTCTTTCAAGGAAGTTTATACCTGCTAGGTTGGATGATAATCCTTATCTTGCTAACGATGGAAGATACGAAGAAATGCTTAAAGCTCTTCCTCCTATTCAGCGCAGACAACTCTTAGAAGGTAATTGGGATGTTGCTGAAGGCGCTGCGTTTGTTGAGTTTGATCCAGAAGCGCATATTGTCGAGCCTTTCTACATTCCTGTAACATGGGAAAGAGTAAAAGGTATAGACTATGGATATGCTTCAGAGAGTTGTTGCCTGTGGGGAGCAGTAGATAGAGCTGATGGAACTTTAATAATTTATAGAGAATTATACAGAAAAAACTTGACAGGTCTTGATTTAGGTCGTATAATAACAGAAATGGAGATAGAAGATCCTTTCTCTGTACAAGGAGTCTTAGATACGGCTGCTTGGGCAAGAACAGGAACTACTGGACCAACTGTTGGTGAGACACTACAGCAGTTAGGTCATAAACTTAGACGAGCAGATAAGAATAGAATACAGGGTAAAATCCAGATTCATGAGTACTTGAAAGTTCAGAATAATGGGAGACCACGATTACAAATCTTTAACAACTGTCCTAACTTGATTCGAGAACTACAAAGTATACCATTGAGTAAGACTAAACCTGAAGACGTAGACACACACGCATCTGATCATGCGTATGATGCGCTACGTTATTTGATTATGAGCAGACCAAGAGTTACTGATCCTTTACAGCGCATAAGAGAATTAAAAAGAGAATCAATTTATAAACCGACAGATCCAGAGTTTGGGTATTAAGATAAAATAAGGGAGTAAATAGTGGCAAAAGAAGAAAATTATGAACTAGAACCGATAACAGTTACAGGAACTAGAATGACACCTGGAGAAGCTAGAAGAAGCATGAGAAAAAGGCAAAGATTAGAAAGGAAAGAACTTAGAATAGAAGCAAATATTGACCGCTTATATAATAAACTAGAAACAATTGAACAAAAAAGAGATCCTTATTCTCGTGGTGGCGTAGCTAAACCTAATTAAAAAGAATGGCAGAACAAGAAAACAATAACAACGAAAACACTTTATTAGAAAACTCTAACAATATCTTTTTTGAAGATATTGAAGGTGAACAAGGTAAGAGCCTTAACTTAGAAGAATCTCAGAAACTAACGCTAGTTGGAACAATACAAGATCGTTTTTCAAGTGCTGAAACAGCACGAATACCTAACGAATCAAGGTGGCTAGATTCTTATCGAAATTACAGAGGACACTACAACAGCAATATTAAATTTAGAGCATCTGAAAAGTCTCGTATATTTGTCAAGATAACAAAAACAAAAGTTTTAGCAGCTTTCGGACAATTAGTAGATGTTATATTCGGCACTGGTAAATTTCCTATAGGAGTCTCTGAAACTAAAATGCCTGAAGGAGTTTCTGAATTTGCACATCTAGATATTCAGAATCCAGTTCCAGGAATTGAAACTACTCCTCCTGAAGAAGAAGATGAAGAAGCAACAGCAGCTACACAAGAAAATCCTTTTGACGTTGGTTACGAAGGAGATGGAAGAACACTTAAAGCTGGCGCAACATTTACTAACGGAAAGTTTATAGAAGAAGAAGCTTCTGAAATACTTTCTTCAGGGCTTTCACCAATTCCTGAAATTCCTGAAATAAAACCAGCTCAAAAAGCAGCAAGACGAATGGAGAAGTTAATCCATGATCAGATTGACGAGTCTAAAGGATCATCTGAAATTAGAAATGCTCTTTTAGAAGCAGCCTTACTAGGCACTGGAATAGTAAAAGGACCTTTTAATTTTAACAAGACTTTAAATCGTTGGGATGAAAGTGAAGACACAGGAGAAAGAGAGTATGCTCCTGTTGATGTTAGAGTGCCTCGTATTGAATTTGTAAGTGTTTGGGATTTCTTTCCAGATCCTTCTGCAACAAATATAGAAGAATGTGAATACATATTCCATAGACATAAGATAAACAAAAGTCAATTAAGAGCTTTACGCAAGATGCCTTACTTTGACAGTGATGCAATTCGTGAATGTTTAATGATGGGAGCAAACTACGAATCTCGTTATTATGATTCTCAATTAAAAGATGATCAAAATAGTGAAGATTACGGAGCAGATAAATATGAAGTTTTAGAATATTGGGGAATTATGGATGCCGAATATTTGCGAGAAGCTGATATTGATGTTCCAGAAGGTATAGATGATTTAGACGAACTCCAGATTAATGCTTGGGTTTGTAACGGAAAACTGCTTCGTGCAGTTATAAATCCTTTTACACCAAGCAGGATTCCGTATCATTCATTTCCTTATGAGCGAAACCCATACAACTTTTTTGGTATAGGAGTTGCAGAGAACATGGATGATTCACAGAAGATTATGAATGGTCATGCAAGAATGGCAATTGATAATCTTGCATTAGCAGGATCACTTGTATTTGACGTAGACGAGTCTGCTCTTGTTGGTGGACAAAACATGGAGATATATCCAGGTAAAATATTCAGGCGACAAGCTGGAATGCCAGGTCAAGCAGTTCATGGGTTAAAGTTCCCTAATACTGCACCTGAAAATATGATGATGTTTGATCGTTTCAGACAACTAGCAGACGAACAAACAGGCATACCAAGTTATAGTCATGGACAAACAGGAGTTCAAAGCATGACAAGAACAGCTTCTGGTATGTCGATGTTACTTGGTGCAGCTAGTTTGAATATAAAAACTGTTGTAAAGAATTTAGATGATTTCTTGCTTAAACCTTTAGGAGAAGCATACTTCCAATGGAATATGCAATTCATGGAAGGCAAGTTAGGAATCGAGGGAGATTTAGAAGTTAAAGCTATGGGAACAAATAGTTTGATGCAGAAAGAAGTTAGAAGTCAGCGATTGACTACTTTCTTACAGACTGTGCAGAATCCAGCTATTGCTCCGTTTGTTAAGATTTCTAAATTAATTAGTGAACTAGCCTATAGTTTGGATCTTGATCCCGATGAGATACTCAATGATCCAGAGGAAGCAGCTATTATGGCACAAATTATAGGAATGCAACAAAATGTTGGACAAGAAACTGGCACAGAGGCTCAAGCCACTGGCGAACAACAAGCAGCTATGGGAGGCGTTCAAGGAACACCTGAACAACCTCAAGAACTTGGAGCTACAGGCACTGGTGGTGGCAACATCGGAACAGGAAATGTTCCGTTACCAGGGGAAGATCAATTCTCTGGTACGGTTGGAACAGCTTAAAGAAACAGTACAAGAAGCACTTAATAGAAAAGAGGAAGGAGAAAAAAATGCTTTTTAAAAATCTTTCATCAGTTATGAAAAACTTTTTACAAGGAAATGAAGCAGGCGATGATTTTGAATTTGGAGTAGGTGATGCTGTTGCATCAATTAATGAAGCATCTAATATTGAGCAGCCTACAACAAGTTCTCAACAGTTTGCAGAAGGCGGTCCTGCAATAGACGAACAAATGGCAGATATAATGCCAGAAGAAGAAGAAGCATTACCTATAGAAACAGTAGAAGAACCTACAGAAACAATGCTTCCAGACGAAGAAATGGAAGGTGATTATATAGACTTCGTAATTGACGAAGCATTAACAACTGAAGAAGAGCAGTACCTTTTGGACAGGCTTGGCGGAGATGATCAATTAAGTATGATCTTTGACAAGGTTGTCGAAACGGCATCTGAATTTTCAGGAGCTGGATCTGTTGAAGGTCCAGGAAATGCTGTTTCCGATTCGATACCTGCAAGGTTATCGGATGGAGAGTTCGTTATGACTTCTAAAGCAGCTAACCAAATCGGTCCAGATAACCTACATGGTTTAATGGAAGTAGCCGAAGCGGAAGCTGATGATGAGGAGTTTAGACGAACAGCACAAACTGGCGGTCAAGTATCGACAGAAGAAATAGAAGAAGAAGCACTTCAACCTATAGCTGTTAAGAAACCTATTGAAGAAGCAGGTATTTTATTACCTGAATCAGAAGTAGCTAAACGGCAAAAGAGAATTGCAGACAGTCTAAATCCTAGAAATACTTTATTCGCTAGTTAGTTAATCGTAGAGCGACCTGTTATAGTCAAACAGCACTCTACATAATATAAAAAAGTAAAAAGACCTTTTAGAGCTACCTTGTTTATACAAGCACTTATTATGAAGACGTTCTTGGAATAAGCGACCTTAAATAAGAAACAAGCCCGAAGGAAGGAGAGTAAAAATGACTGATAATGAAAATGTTGCTTCTAGTGAAGAAGCACAAGAGAATAGACCAGTACCTAATCCGTATAATTTGAAAAAATCATGGCATACGGATGATGTTATGCCACAAGGCAATGTTGAAAATGCTGATAGTTTATTTGTTGCACCTCAACCTACTCAACAAGAGGAGGAAGAGAGCGACCAACAAGAAAGACCAAAAGCACAGAAAGCTACACCTTATAAAAAGCCTAACTATAAAAAAAGGTATGATGACTTGAAAAAGCATTACGATAGTAAGCTGAACGAGTTTAGAAGCAGAGAGCAAGAACTTATAAATGAAGCAACAGCTTCAAGACCAGAGTACAAAGCTCCTAAAACTGTTGAAGAACTCGAAAATTTTAAAGCTCAATATCCAGATGTTTATGATGTGGTTGAAACTGTTTCACATTTACAGAGTGAATCAAAGACTGAAGAGTTACAAGCTCAAGTCCAAGCTTTACAAGAGCGTGAATCAGTAGCCTTACGAAAAGAAGCAGAATCTGAATTGCTGAATAAGCATCCTGATTTTGCAGCCATTCGAGACAGTGATGATTTTCACGATTGGGCAAAAGAACAACCAGAAGATATTCAAGCATGGGTTTATAATAATCCGCATAATGTCGGTTTAGCAGGTCGAGCAATTGATTTATTTAAACAAGACATTGGATTAATTGGTGCAAGATCACAGCAAAGCAAACAGACTCGTAAGAAGTCTAATAAGAGTTCCAACTCAAAGGCTGCTGATATGGTTTCTACAAAGACTACAACAGTAGATACTAGTGCAGGACAGTCTAAAATATGGACTCAAGAGGAGATCGCAGCTTTACCTATGGACGAGTTTGATCGTCTCGAATCAGAGATAGATCGAGCTATGGAAGAAGGTAGAGTACGATTGTAATATTAATCTTTAACAATTAAAGGTAAATACAATGGCTTATAATCAATCAGACGCTCTATTTGAGCCGTCAACTGATACTGATGCCAACTTTGGGAACTCCGTAAGCAACCAAAATAATAGTTTCTTCATGCCGAAGGTCTATTCCAAGAAGGTTCTTAACTTTTTTAGAAAAGCCTCTGTAGCAGAAGCTATTACAAACACCGATTATTCTGGTGATATATCTGCTTATGGAGATACGGTACGTATCGTCAAAGAACCTGCGATTACTGTTTATCAGTATGAAAGAGGTCAAGACGTAACGCAAACGAAGTTGACTGATGCCGAAGAAACCCTAACTGTTGATATAGCTAACGCCTTCAAATTCAAAGTTGATGATATTGAAAAATCAATGTCTCATGTGAATTGGAAAGAAGCAGCCTCTAGTGCTGCTGCTTATGCATTGAAAGATGCATTTGATGCAGGCGTAATTGCTGAAATGTTTAGTGGAGTATCAAGCTCTTCACCTGATCACATATTAGGTGCGGATGCTGCTGCTGCTACTCAAACAATGGCGCAGCATCAAGGCGGTTCTAATTCCATCGACCTAACAGGTTCTGATGGTACAGGAACTGATCCCCTTGATGTAATGGCATATATGGCTAGACTATTAGACGAACAAAACATCCCTGATGAAGGTAGATGGTTTGTCGCTCCGCCTTCATGGTACGAGCAACTGTCTCAAGCTAGTTCAAAGCTAATGTCAGTAGACTATAACGCAGGAATGGGTTCACTTCGAAACGGATTAGTATCAAGTGGAAAGCTACGTGGTTTTAATATGTATAAATCCAACAATGTTGCTGCTGCTTCAACAGCTAGTGGTAAATGTTTAGCTGGACATATTAGTTCTACGGCTACAGCCCAAGCTATCACACAAACTGAGGTTCTTCGTGATCCTTCCAGTTTTGGTGACATCGTAAGAGGTTTGCACGTTTATGGTGCAGACGTTCTTCGTGACGAAGCTTTGGTATCAGCTTTCTATGCAATTGACTAATCAATAGTTGAGCGCAAGCAAAATGGTATGTGGGAAGAGAATTATATATTCATCTTCCCCATACTTAAACTAGGAAAGAATATATGCCACAGATGGGAACAGACCAAAGACCTGTAATTTTAAAGAATAAAAAGAAAGGCAACAGAAAATTAGGTTTATCTGCTAAGTTTTATAATAAAGCAAATAAACAAAAATATAACGAAGGTTGGGATAGAATCTTTGGTGATAATAATAAAAATTATAACAGAAAGAAAACATAACAGGAGTTAATCATCATGCCAGAAGGTATAGGATACGAAAAAGGAGTTGGTATAGCTGAATATAAAGATATTCAAGATATGGAAGGCTATTACGAAAACTCTGAAGATAAACAGAATAGAGAAGTAGACGAACAACAAGATATTTCAGTAGAAGACTAACAATGGCAACAACTTATTTACAATTATCAAATGAGTTATTGCGTGAATCAAATGAAGTTGTATTAACATCTGGAAATTTTTCAAGTGCTGTAGGAATACAACAGCACGTTAAAGATTGCGTAAATAGAGCATACAACGATATTGTTAGTTCAGAACCGCAATGGTCTTTTTTGGCTACAGGAGAAAGCGGATCAACAGATCCTCTATATGGTAATGTTTCTGTAGAAACTGTAGCAGGAACTCGTTGGTATGAATTAAAAGCAGCCTCTAGTTCTGTTACAACAGATTATGGTTCAATTGATTGGGATGATTTTTATCTAACAACTATTAGTGTTAGTGGAGAGTCTTCACCATACATCAGTAAAAATTTAAAATATGTAACTCTTGCAGATTGGAAAAATTATAGAAGAGAAGCAGAAAATATAGATGATGCTGATGCACAGAATTGGGGAGAACCAAGTGTAGTAATAAGAAGTCCAGACGGAAGAAACTTCGGACTTAGCCCAATTCCAAAAAAAGTATATAAAGTGTGGTTCTTTGCTTGGGATCTACCTACAGCTTTGAGCGCACATGGAGATGCAATTGTATTTCCAGATATGTATACATCAGTTTTATTGGCAAGAGCTAGATATTATATGTGGCAATTTAAAGATAATCCACAAGCATCAGCTTTTGCATTAGATGATTATAAGAAAGGATTAAAACAAATGAGATCAAATCTCTTAAATCCTATACCTAAATACATGACAGTAATTTAATAATAATAATATGGCACAATCACAACCATTTGCACTAGCTTGTCAAGGAGGTTTGAATAAAGTTTCAAGCCAGTTAGAGTTACTTCGTACTCCAGGTGAAGCTATTCGTTTGCAGAATTTTGAAGTTTCTACAACAGGTGGATATAGACGTATTAATGGTTATAGCCAGTTAGGAGATGGAACAAGACCAAACAGTACAAATCCTATATTAGGACTTTGTGTATATGCAGACGGAGTAGTTGCTTGTTCAGGAACAAACATATATTTTAGTCAAGACGGAAATAGTTGGTTACAGATAAACATGGCTAGTGTTGATGCTGGTGGAGATAATTACAGCACCTTTACAGGTCGTAGTGCTTCAGCAAGAACCTCTCAAGGTCAAGCAACTTTTGCAATCTATGAAGGAGATACAGATTATGGTGAATTAATCATAACCGATAGAGGCACAGGAGTTAAACCATTCTACTTTAAGATGACAGGCACAGATTCTTCGTTAAGCAACAGAACATTTTTTGCAAAAGAAATAACAGTAAGCAGCACAGAATATCCTAAATACTGTGTTATCCATGATAAGCATTTAGTTGTTGGAGGAGCAGGAACGTCAGAAAATACTATTTATTATAGTGGAACAAGTGATATAGATGATTTTACAAGTGCAGGCTCTGGAAGTATATTATTAGATGATCAAGTAGTGGGTTTAAGAAGTTTCCGAGATGACTTAATAATATTTTGTAGAAACAGTATTTATAAACTAACAAATATAAATATTTCAGCAAGTATTGCAATAGAACCAATTACTAAAAATATTGGTTGCTTAGACGGAGCAAGTATTCAAGAAGTAGGTGGACAATTATTATTTTTAGCACCTGATGGTATTCGTACTGTTGCAGGAACGGCAAGAATTGGTGACGTAGAGCTTGGTTCTTTAAGCAGAAAAGTAGTTCCTATTTTTACAGATATTGCTGTCAATATAGATTCATATAATATTAGTAGTGCAGTTATCAGAAAGAAATCACAATATAGATTATTTTATGGTTCATCTTCATTATCTACAAAAACATCTCAAGGAGTAGTAGGAACATTAAGAATAAATCCAGAAGGCGGAAGTAGGTTTGAATGGGCAGAATTACTAGGAATACAAGCAAGTCAAGGCTTCACATCAGGATTTGATAAAGATAATATAGAAAAAATATATCATGGAGATTATACAGGATACGTATATAATCACGATACAGGAAATAGTTTTAATCCAGCAGGAGTAGAAACTTCTGTTGATGCAGAATATGAATGTCCAGATATAGATTTTGGAGATTTAGGAACTTTAAAAACTTTAAAATATGTAAAAATATCAGTAAGTCCAGAAGGAACAGTACAGCCTTCGTTGAGAGTTCGTTATGATTATGAAGATACAAACATACCACAACCAGGAGATTATACATTAAGTTCGATTCCAAGCCCTGCAATATTTGGAAAAGGAGTTTTTAATACTGCTATTTTTGGTGCTGGTGATTCTCCAATGGTAAGACAAGCAATACAAGGAAGTGGAAACACAGCAAAATTTAGAATATATAGTGATGATACAAACGGACCATATAGAATTAACGGATTATACATAGATTATGAACCATCAGGTAGGAGATAAATAAATGACTTTAACTTATACAAGGCAGAGCAGTTTTAGTGATGGCGATACCATTACTGCGGCTTTATTTAATGACGAATATAACCAATTAGTAAATGCTTTTGCATACTCAACAAGTTCAGCTTCAACTGGACATCAACATGACGGAACAGCAGCAGAAGGCGGAAGCATACACACAATAGGAGACTTAGACTTTTTAAATAAGATTGTTGCAGATAGCACAAATAATCGTTGGGGAGTATTTGTAGAAGTATCCAGCGCAGCAGTAGAGCAAATAAGAATATCTGATGGTGTTATATCTCCTGTAACAGATAATGATATAGACTTAGGAACAAGCTCTCTAGAGTTTAAAGATCTTTTCATAGATGGTACTGCTCATATTGATACACTTGATGTAGATGTAAATGGTACAGTAGCAGGAACATTTGGAGTTACTGGAGCTACTACATTATCCAGCACTCTAGCAGTCACAGGTGCTGTCACAGGATCAAGCACAATTCAAGGAACAACGATAACGGCTACAACAGCTTTCGTGCCTGATGCATCTGATGGTGCAGCACTCGGCACATCTGCACTTGAATTTAGTGATTTATTCCTTGCAGACGGAGCAGTTATAAATTTTGGAGATGATCAAGATATAACATTAACACATTCAGCAGATACTGGATTAACAACTAATGGTACGTTTCAAGCAACAACAATAACAGCTACTACGGCTTTTGTACCCGATGCATCTGATGGTGCAGCTTTAGGTACAAGCGCTTTAGAGTTCTCAGATTTATTCTTAGCCGATGGTGCAGTAATAAATTTTGGCGATGATCAAGACGTATCTCTAACCCATGTAGCCGACACAGGTATTCTTCTTTCAAGCACTGACCAACTTCAGTTTGGTGATTCAGGCACTTATATTTATCAATCAGCCGATGGTGTTCTAGACTTAGTATCAGACACAGAGATTGAGATCAATGCTACAACTGTTGATATAAATGGTAACGTAGATATTTCAGGAACACTTACTGTAGCAGGAGCTCTAGACTTTGGCGATGCAGCACTTAGTAATGTTGGTGCTGTTCAACTAGATAGTATTGCAGGTGACGGAGATACTGATACTTCAATAACCTTTAGTGGTTCAAATGTAATTACAGTAGCAGCAGCAGGCGCAAACCAAGTAACATTTAATGATGGATCAATTCTTCCAGTAGCGGATAATGATATTGATTTAGGTTCTGGCTCTTATGAATTTAAAGATGCTTATTTTGATGGTACAGTTACAACTGATGCTTTAGTAGCAGATACAGCCGATATAAATGGAGGAACTGTTGATGGAGCGATTATAGGTGGATCAAGTGCAGCAGCAATTACTGGTACAGCTATTACAGGAACAAGTTTTGTAATTGGAAGTGCTGATATATCAGAAGCAGAACTCGAAACAATAGACGGAGTAACAGCAGGAACAGTTACAGCAAGCAAAGCAGTAGTTGTAGACTCAAACAAAGACATAGGCACAATAAGAAACTTAACAATCGATGGAACTTTTTCAGATGGTAATTATACATTTGACACAAGCGGAAATGTTTCAGGATTAGGAACTATTGGTTCAGGTGCAATTACTTCATCAGGAACAGTACAAGGAACAACGATAACAGCTACCACAGCCTTTGTTCCAGATGCTTCAGACGGAGCAGCATTAGGAACAAGTTCTTTAGAATTTAGTGATCTCTTTTTAGCTGACGGAGCAGTTATAAACTTTGGAGATGACCAAGATGTGTCACTGACTCACGTTGCTGATACAGGATTACTTATCTCAAGCACAGATCAATTACAGTTTGGCGATAGTGGAACATATATTTATCAAAGTGCTGATGGTGTATTGGATTTAGTATCCGACACAGAAATTGAAATAAACGCAACTACAATAGATATTAATGGTAATGTAGACGTTTCAGGCACACTTACAGTTGCTGGAGCTTTGGATTTCGGAGATGCTGCATTAAGCAACGTAGGCGCAGTTCAATTAGATAGCATTGCAGGAGATGGGGATACAGATACTTCAATAACCTTTAGTGGTTCAGATGTTATTACAATAGCTACAGGCGGATCTGGTAGATTAACAATCGGTGACGGAGCGTTATCTCCTGTAACTGATAATGAAATAGATTTAGGTACGAGTTCTTTAGAATTTAAAGATGCATTCTTTGATGGCACAGTAACTGCTGATGCTTTTGCTGGTCCTTTAACAGGAAATGTAACAGGTAACGCATCTGGAACAGCATTAACTGTAACACAGGCGGCTCAATCAAGTATAACAAGTCTTGGAACTCTCACAGCTTTAACAGTTGACGATGTAGCGATAGACGGAAAAGTTGTTACAATGACTGGTTCTACTGATGATACTGCTACAGTAACAGTAGGTACAAACGGAACATTAGCTATAACAACTGTTGATACTGCAGCAGCAGCAGCAAATATGACACTTACTGCTGACGGAACTTTTGAAGCGGTTGGCACTACAATAACATTAGATTCAGGCGGAGCAATCAATCTTGAGCCTGAAAGTGGTTCAGCTATTTTATTAGACGGAACGATTAGCGTAGATGCTGGAGTAGTCACAGGAGCTACAAGCATCACATCCACAGCATTCGTAGGAGATATTACAGGAGATGTAACAGGAAATACTTCAGGAACTGCAGCAACTGTTACGACAGCAGCACAAACTAATATAACAAGTTTAGGTACACTAACTGCTTTAACAGTAGATGATGTTGCTATAGATGGCAAAGTTGTTACAATGACAGGATCAGCTAGTGATACAGCAGTATTTACAGCAGGAACAGACGGAACACTTAGTATAGTAACTACAGATGATGCAGCAGCAGCAGCTAATATTCAAATAACTGCTGATGGAACTGCTGAATTAGCAGGAACAACAGTAACACTTGATTCAAGTGGCGGAGTTACTATTGATGCAGATGGTGGTACAGTTACATTCTCTGATGGTGGTGTTTCATTAGGAACAATTACTTCATCAGGTTATAGTGGCACAGCAGCCGTTGCAACAGCCGTAACAATAACAGACAACGAAAGCACAAACGAAAACAACGCTATTATATTTACAGCAGGTGGAGATGTTGATGGTGGTAATATAGGCTTAGAATCTGATGGAGATTTAATATATAATCCTTCTACAGGACTATTATCAAGCACTGGTGTAACAGCATCAGGCACAGTAACCTTTGGAAGTTTGTCAGATGGCTCGATAACAGCAACAGCCTTTGTAGACGAAGATGATATGTCGTCAGATAGTGCAACACTTATTCCAACACAACAATCAGTTAAAGCTTATGTAGATTCTACTGGTAGTGGAACAATGACTTCTTTTATATTAGAAGATGATGATGGCACAGAAGTTTCAATTTCAGATGCTGAAGAAGTTAAATTCATTGGTTCAGGATTAACTACAAACTGGACAGATACTTCGCCTGGTTCTGATGCTGATCCATTTGATTTAACATTTACAGTAGATGCAGCACAGACAGGCATAACTTCGATTTATGCTACAGATTTAATATTAGGAGAAGACTCTCAAACTGCTATTGATTTTGGAACAGTAAATGAAATTGATTTTAAAGCAGATAATGCAGCAAGACTGACATTAACATCTTCAGCATTATATCCTGTAACAGATAACGAAATAGATTTAGGAACAGCCTCTTTAGAATTTAAAGATGCTTATTTTGACGGAACTGTTACAGCAGATGCCTTTGCAGGTCCGTTGACAGGTAATGTTACTGGAGATGCTTCAGGAACTGCATTAACTGTAACTCAAGCAGCTCAATCAAGTATCACATCACTAGGAACACTTACTACTTTAACAGTTGATAATGTAATTATTAACGGATCAACTATTGGTCACACTGGTGATACAGACTTAATGACTGTAGCTAGTGGAGCTTTAACAGTAGCAGGATCAATAGATGCAACTAATTTAACGATTAGCGCAGCTCAAGGCTCTGACGGACAAGTCTTAACTTCAACAGGAAGTGGCGTAGGTTGGGAAGATGCTGGTGGTGGTGGCGGTGCATCAGACATAGATGGGCTTTCAGATTGTTTAGTAGAAAACGATTCAATCTGGCTTGGTAACGATCCGTCAGGAACTACAGATACAGCCAGTTATTGTATAGGACTTGGTACGACAGCTTTGGATGCCATAACGACTGGCGATGGTAATACAGCCGTTGGATATAAGGCTTTAACAGCAGCTACAACAGCAGCAGGGAACACCTGTGTTGGTTTTGATGCTGGCGGAGCTATTAGCGATGGAAACTACAACACATGTGTTGGTTATAATGCTGGACGTGATGTAAACGGAGGACTAAGCACTGGTGGAAATAATGTTCTAGTAGGTTACTATACTGGAACTGCGCTAGGCGCAGGGAATTATAATGTTGTTGTAGGTTCTATGGCTTGGACACATGGTGCTGGTGGGAGTAATAATGTAATAATAGGATACAATGCAAACAGGTATGGTGGTAATACAGGTAGTAGTTGTGCTATAGGAATGACGGCGTTACATAACGCTGGCGCTGATGCTTCCTCTAATATAGCGATGGGAGTCCAAGCAGGATATTATATTTCTTCAGGAGATCTAAATGTTTGTCTTGGCTCGGGTGCAGGAAATGGTGGTGGTGTTAATAGTCATACTGCTCTTACTACTGGAGGGCAGAATGTACTACTTGGTCCAGAGTGCGATACCAGTGCTGCTGATTCAGCTAACCAGATTGTCATGGGTTATGAAGTTGCAGGAAACGCAGACGATAGTCTGTGTTTTGGTAATAGTACTACTGATTCGGCAATAGCTTTTGGTGCAACAACTATAACCGCACCTTCTGATATAAGATTAAAAGAAGATATAGAAGATGAAGTGGTCGGATTAGATTTCATTAATGAACTAAGACCAGTAACTTTTAGGTGGAAAAAAGCAAAAGATGTTCCTGAAGAACTGTCGGCTCATTCTACTTCTGAAAAACGAGTTATGAATGGTAAATATAATCATGGCTTTATTTCACAAGAAGTAAAAGAGGTAATAGATAACAATCCAGATATAAAAGAAGGTTTTGATATGTGGACAGAAGACGAGGCTGATGGCAGACAAAGAATTGGAGAGTCTGCATTAATACCAATGCTTGTAAAATCAATCCAAGAACTCTCGGCAGAAGTAGAAAATTTGAAAGATGAAATTGAAACATTTAAAAGTTAAACAAAATTATGGGTTAGAATTAGTGCCTATTTATTTTAATAAACTTTGGTGGGGAGATGGTTTTGCATCAGAAGTTGTTCCAAAGAGGAGAAAAAATAATAGATTTTATACTTTAATGGAACAAGTACATCAAATAGAGCATCCTATTTTAGTATGGTTTAATGTAAACTTTAAAGAACTAGAAATATTTAATGGAGGGATGCGTGTTCAAGTTGCTATTGAAAAAGGATTTGATAGCATTGATGGAATTATTTTGGGAACTACTAGACCAAGCATACCACATGATAAGGATAAAGATTTTGTTTTACTACAAAAACTTAGAAGAATACAACAACAAGACGCTAAAAATTATTTCAAATGGGAAGATTTAGAAGCACCAGAAAAATTAGAAGGAGAATAGAATGGCAATAACTAAAACTTTAACGGGAGCAGTTCCTTATAATAAAGATGGAAAAGTTGAGAAATGGGCTCTTCAAATGAAATATGAAAAAGGAGCAGATGCTACTTATTATAAATCTTTAATGGTGGCAACAATCCCTGCAACTGCTTCAGATGGCTCAGTGAACTTTACACCAAAACCAGAAGGTGAATGGACATTGGCACAATTAATTGCTCTTTGTCCAATAGACAATTGGGATGCTACATTTGACAGTACGTATGACAGCATAATTACTAATCCGCCTGATAATCCTGTCCCTGATGATGGTTATGTAATACCGAGTTAGATATGGCTGAACCACAACAAGAAAACGTAGTCTTTTTAAACGACAAAGAAATCAAGGTAGCTGACCTTAGCGATGAGCAGAAATATTTTCATTCACAGATCATCGACTTACGCAACCAGAAAGCAAGGATCGCCTTTCAGATGGATCAAATAATGCCGTCATTGAAGTTTTTTGAAGAGGCTTTCATCAAATCAACACAAGAAAAAGCGGATGAGGTTTTAGACACTGACGATGGCTAAGATGACCGTAGCAACCATTAACACAAAGATTGAGTCTCACGAAGCGGTCTGTGCAGAACGCTGGCTTGAGATCATACACAGGGTAAAAAGATTGGAACATTTTATTGTTGCCACATTGATTACTCTGGTAGTAGGGATGGCTGGAATTATCTTCAGCTGAATTTTTAACAACCGAGGGAAATTATGGGTACATTAGTAAATATTGTGACTATTGTGATGCTTATTGTTACTGCTTCAAGCATTATTGCTGCGATTACACCTACTCCAAAAGATGATGTGTGGATTGGCAAGCTCTATAAGCTGATTGATATTTGTGCATTAAACATTGGAAAAGCCAAACAAAAATCGGGGGATTAGGAAAATGAATGGAGCAATTATATAAAGACGGAAAAATATCTGAAAAGGAATATAACAATTATGTTTTTTATAAAAAAGGTTTTTGGATATGCTTCGCCTATTTGCTATGGGACATGCTTAGGGCTTACGGTTGGCTGTAGAAATGTATGAGTACAAATGCGAGGTAAAAAGAATAGTTGATGGAGACACAGTAGATGTCATCATCGACTTAGGATTTTCTATACACTACTCTACCAGAGTCCGTCTTTACGGAATCGACACCCCAGAATCACGCACACGAGACAAGGATGAAAAAGTCAGAGGCTTTTTAAGCAAAGACTATTTAACAGACTGGTTGGAAAAAGGGGATGTTATCATCCGCACCCACAGGGATAAAAAAGGAAAATTCGGCAGAGTTTTGGGTGAAATGGTTGTTGGTGGAAAAAACATTAATTTGCTCATGGTT